CTTCTGGAACATCGGGTTCATCCGGTTCAACTGGCTCATCTGGTTCAACTGGCTCATCCGGTTCAACTGGCTCATCTGGCTCAACAGGTTCATCAGGAAGTTCAGGTCAAACAGGTGGAGCTGGTTCATCAGGAACATCAGGAACAGGATTCAACACAATAAATAGTGCAAGTGGTAGTCGTCTAATAATAAGTGATGGCACAAATAATGCGGCAACTGCATCTGCTGGTATTACATATTCATCTCCGAATCTAACAATTACTGGTAGTACATCCGCGACTGCAACTTCTAACAGATTTCTAATACTTCGCCACGATTCTACTGGAACTACTACAACTGATTTTGGTGTTGGTATAGATTTTCGTGGTGAAGATGCTGCTGGAACAACGAATGTTCAAATAGGAACACTTGATTACGAGTGGGATAGGGCAGATACTGGTCTTACATGGGGTAAGACTGAAATAAATCTTTCAATGAGTGGTAGTCTGAGTGGATCGAAAATGATTCTACCGTTTGCAGAGAATTCATTTGGTGGTAATTCAAAGTATACGGCAATTCATACAAAGGTTGGCGATACAGCTGGTAAATACCCAAATTATCGTGTCTATATGTATAAAGAAACAACAGCAGGTACATTTACGTCTATGATATATGGTGATAGTGGAGGTTCTTTGGCATTACCCGTTGCGACTGATACAACATGGATGTATACTGCGTATATTGTTGCAAGAAGAACTGATGCCGATAATGAAAGTGCAGCATACTGGGTTCAAGGTGCAATTGATAATAATGCAGGGACAATTGCTTTAGTTGGGGCACCAACTATAACTGCAATTGAAGATACCGCCGGATGGAATGTTCAAGTTGTAACTGCTGGTGGGACAGGATTATCTTTTCAAGTGCAGGGAGCACTCAGTTCAACCGTTCGTTGGAATGGTTATGTAGACATTGTTCAAGTTAGTGGATAAGGAGTAAAATAAATGTCAAATTGGTCAAGAGATTCTTACGGTGTAAAAAACTTATCAGAAGTAAGTGCGAGTGCTAGTATAAGTTCTGGAACACTTACATTGGATTTGAGCACCGCCGGTGTTTTTTATGTTAGTCTAAATGCTGCAATAACAACACTTACAATATCAAATACTCAAACTGCAGGTTCATCTGCTTTTACTCTTATATTTACCGCCGACGGAACTGCTCGCTCGGTTACATGGGGTGGTTCTATTTTATGGCCAGCTGGTGCTTCTCCATTATTGACATCTACTAACGGTAAAAAAGATGTGTTTTCATTTGTTACACTTGATGGTGGTACAAACTGGCACGGATTTGTTGGTGGTCAAAATTTGTAAGGGTAAAGTGATATGCCATTTATAAAAAATGCAGTTGTATTAGTTGGTAAACCATATTCACCGGCACCAATTCCTTTGGGTGAAATACCAAATGGTATTGCAATGGATCACGGCATATACTTATCTACATCAGGCCGAGTTTGGGGATGGGGTAGAAATGATCAACAACAACTTGGAGACAATACAAATATCAATAGATTTGCACCAGTATCAATTTTAGGTGCAACAAAAACTTTTTGTAAAATTTCCGCTGGAGTATACCACAGCACTGGGATAGACAAAAATGGAAAAGTGTGGTCTTGGGGAATGAATACATGGGGACAACTTGGTGATAATGGATTTGTTGGAAAAGGTACACCTGTTTCAATTGGGGGTGCATCCAAGACATTTTGTAAAATTGCAGCCGGCGGTACTCACACGGCCGCTGTAGATAAAAATGGTCTGGTATGGTCTTGGGGACTAAATACTGCTGGTCAATTAGGCAACAATTCAACCACTTCTCAAAGAACTCCTGTATCAATTTTGGGTGCAACAAAAACTTTTTGTAAAATTGACGCATCAATATGTTACACACTTGCTATAGATAAAAATGGTCAAGGTTGGTCGTGGGGACAGAATACATACGGTCAATTGGGAGATAATTCAATTACATCAAAACTTACACCAGTATCTATTTTAGGAGCAACAAAAACTTTTTGTGAAATTGCAACTGGTGGTGATTACACACTTGCTATAGATAAAAATGGTCAACTATGGGCATGGGGATATAATACATACGGTCAACTAGGCGATGGGACATTTATTTCTAAAAGAACACCTGTATCTATTGGAGGTGTAACTAAAACATTTTGTAAAGTATCTGCTGGATTCTCATTTTCAATAGCTGTAGATAAAAATGGAAAAGTTTGGGCATGGGGATATAACTTTGAAGGGCAGCTTGGTGACAATTCAAACGTGTCACAAAATACACCAGTATCTGTTGTCGGTGCATCTAAAACATTTTGTCAAATTGCAAGTGGATTCACACATACACACACGATAGATAAAAATGGAATAATTTGGGGATGGGGTAGAAATACCACAGGCCAAATTGGTGACAATACAACAACAAATAAATTAACACCCGTATCAATTTTAGGTCAAACAAAAACCTTCTGTAAAATTGATACAGGTCAATGTCATACGGTTGCAATAGATAAAAATGGAAGAGCTTGGGGATGGGGTAATAATAATTTTGGACAAACTGGTGATAATTCTACAACACAAAGAAATACGCCTGTATCGGTTTTAGGAGCAACAAAAACTTTTTGTGAAATTTCATCTGGTCAATATTTTACAATTGCAATAGATAAAGATGGAAGAGCTTGGTCGTGGGGACAAAATAATTATGGTCAACTTGGTGATAATACACTACTAACTAAAAGAACACCGGTATCTGTTGTTGGTACAACTAAAACATTTTGTAAAATATCTGCAGGACTGGGAATTACACTTGGTATAGATAAAAATGGTCGAGTTTGGTCATGGGGATATAATGATTTTGGTCAACTGGGTGACGGTACGGTTATCTCTAAAAGAACACCTGTATCTATTGGGGGTGCAACTAAAACATTTTGTAAAATTGAAACCGGAATACTTGCGAATCATGTAGTTGCGCTGGACAAAAATGGACAAGTTTGGACATGGGGATATAACCTTTTAGGTGCACTTGGAGATAATTCAACAATAAGTAGATGTACTCCTGTATCTGTTGCGGGGGCAAAAAAAACTTTTTGTGAAATTGCATGTAACACCATGCATTCGCTAGCGATAGATAAATATGGAAAAGTATGGGCTTGGGGTAGGAATAATTATGGAGAGCTTGGAATTGGTGCTCCAACTTTTAATAAATGTACACCAACAGCTATATCTGGTGTAAATAAAACTTTCTGTAAAATATCAGCTGGATATTGTTTTAGTGTTGCTATAGACAAATATGGAAAGGCATGGGGATGGGGAATTTCAAATGTTGTGATTGGGGCGGAAGAAATAGAAGGTGTACTCGGAAATAATGCAGGAAAAAAAATTACGCCAGTTCGTATTTGTAATATTTGATTTGATTTAGTATATTTTTAATTATGTTTCATTTTGAGAACAAATTTAGTTATGAAAAAATCTGATTACTTGGTCTTGACAATTTCTATCGGAGACCATTATAAGAAAGTTGCAGAACTTTCTCTCCCTTCAATAAAGGCATACTCAAAAAAGATAGGTGCCGATTTTCTAAACATTGACGAATTTAACAAATACTATATTACACAGAAGTGGAATAAGTTTCATATCCATGAATTGTTGAATCAATACAAACGGATCCTCTACTTGGATATTGATGTTCTTATCCGTGAAGACACACCGAACTTGTTTGAGATAGTTCCCGAAAACAAACTCGGTATGTTCAACGAAGGAAGATATGCCCCACGATATGAATATTTAGAACAAGCATCGGAATACTATGGAGAACCATTAAAACCGTGGCAAGGCCCATTCTATAATTCAGGTGTAATGGTCATATCAAGAATCCACAAGCCAATCTTCAAGTTACCAAAGGGAATTGACTTTGTAGAAACAGATCAACCATATATCAACCTTCGTATTCTCAATGATAGTGTTGATATGTTTGATTTAGACTACAAGTTCAATCGAATGGATGTATTGGACAAATTCTGTGGTATATCACGTTTAGATTCTTACATTGTTCATTATGCTGGCGCACCAGAACAAATGCAGTTGGAAGTAATGGAGAAAGACATCAATCAATGGAAACAAGATTCTCTGAAATATGAATACACGAGAAATATTCTTATTTCAGTTACCGCTGGTATGGGTGATCAACTTTGTGCAGAACCTGCAATCAGATACACGCAGAAAATGTATCCCGATGCAAACATTCACGTTGTAACACATTTCCCTCGTTTATTTGAACATCTCTCATGCCCTGTCTACAACTATGATCAATGGAAAGGTATCAATGATGCTATAATTACAATGTATAGTTGTCCAGAAATTGGTCAGGCAGACCACAAGATGTCTCACGTTCTTTTCCATCCGACCGATTTTGCTTCGATGTCAATGATTAGAAGGACAATTCCTAATCATGAAAAAACAATAAAACTAAAATTAGAAGCAGATGATACATTATCCGTTCTGAATCTATTGAGTAACAAAAAGAAAGACAAACCAACAATAGTCGTTCATGCTGGAAAGTGGTGGCCTTCAAAAACACTTCCACATGATTGGTGGCAAACGATTGTAGAAAAGTTATCAGAAAAACTAACGGTAGTTCTTATTGGTAAAACAATTGATGAGAAACAGGGGTATCTTCCAATCAAATGTCCAAAAGACGGAATTGACCTTCGTGACCTAACAACATTGGGTGAATTGATGTCTCTTATCTCATTGTCTCGTTGTCTTCTTACCAACGATTCTTCACCACTTCACATAGCTGGTGCGTTCGATAATTGGATTGTTACTATCCCAACGTGTAAACATGAGGATCACATTCTTCCTTTCCGTAATGGAACACAATATTACAAGACAAAGGCACTTCGTAAAGGATTACTTCTTGATGACTTGGAAATTCGTCACACAGAATTCCACACAGATACAATTGACCTAATCCCAGAAGGAAAGACATTATACGATTACATTCCAGAAGTTGATGAAGTTGTAAAGGAGGTATTTGACATCTATGATAACAACCTCTAATAAATTCGAGTCATACCGACCACTTATGAACGAGTGGGAGTATAAATTCATTGAGAAGTTTCTAACTTC